ACAGGGTGCAATTATTGCTGATCGAACGGATAATCTTGAACGCCTACGTCGCATCTTTGCATCGCTCTTGGAGACGTTACCTCCAGAGTGGCGTTCTCCCGAACACAAATTGATCCAGAACAACCGAACCGGAATGGCTTTTGCCAACCGCAGCGTCATCGACCTATTAGCGGCAGGTTCAAATCCCGATCTAGGCGCGTCACGCGCCCTCAACATGATGCACGCAACCGAATGCGCGCAGTGGAAATCGCTGGCTGGCGTCGAGTCGCTCAAAGCGTCGCTCGCGCGAGAGAACCCCCACCGCCTCTACATCTGGGAGTCAATCGCCAACGGTTTCAACTGGTACTACAACTACTGCCAGCAAGCGAAACAGGACCGCCACATGCGGTTCATCTTCGTCGGCTTCTGGTCGAACCCGACCTACGCCATCCGCAAGTCCGATCCCGACTACAAAGTCTACTGGGACGGCCACCTCGACGAGGAGGAGATCGCGCGGGCGCGCTACGTCAAGCAGCACTACGGCATTGTCGTCAAACCGGAGCAAGTCGCATGGTGGAGACGCGAGTCAGAATATCGGGCCGAGGAGTACATGCTGCGCCACTACCCGTGGCACGAACGGGAGTGCTTCATCGCCAGCGGGAGTGGCTTCTTTCCGGCACAGCGGACCCTGGAAATCTCCGAGCAACTATCGCCTACCGGGCCGCCCTACAAGGGCTACACGTACACGTTCAACGAACAATTCATGGAAAGCAAGATCGAGCAGACGACCGACCGCGAGGAGGCGATGCTCAAGGTGTGGGAACCACCTGAGCCCGGTGGCGTGTACTGCATCGGCGTCGATCCGTCCGGTGGCGGGGGAGGGGACAGCGATGACCATGCCATTGTTGTTCTGCGCTGCTACGCGGATCAAGTCGTACAGGTGGCTGAGTTCCGCACGAACAAGCCTCTCACGTACCAGCTTGCTTGGGTACTGGCTCACCTTGCTGGTGCTTACCGCGATCATATTGCTAACCTTGAAGTGAGCGGCGTCGGCGCGGCGGTGCTGCCCGAGGTGCGCAACCTGCGCCAGCTTGCCGAACGCGGCATGATTGCGGGCGAACCCGGCAGCGAGAACCTTCTCAACATGATCGGCGCGGTGCGCTGGTTCCTCTACAAGCGGCCCGACACCATGGGTGGCGCTGGCAACGTCATCGCCTGGAAGGCCAATGCCGACAACAAGCATCAGGTCTACTCCGAGCTACGCGACAGTCTGATGCTGCGGCGCGTCGAAATCCGCTCGCCGCAACTGATCGCGCAGATGCAGGCAATCATCGAGGACGAAGGATGGATTGGCGCTGGACCCGATACTGGCGAGAACGACGATCTCGTCTCCGCGCTGGTGCTGGCGCACCACGCGTGGGTGGAGTGGCGCAGGCCGATGCTGGTCGCGCGCAACATGACCTGGGACAGCGTGAAGGGGGAGAGACCGCCTGCCAATCCGGGTACGGTGCTATCGTTCGCGTTCTCGCAGCACATGGCGATGATAAACAGGAAAGCGCGCGAGCGGCGCGAGCGCTTCTGAGGGAGTACAATTCGCTGCCGGGTTACCATCCGGTGCCCGGTGACCTAGGATCGGTGCCGCTATGAGCGACGACGACGAAAACCTTCGGCACGCCCGACGCCATGCGCGTCATGCGCTAGAGGATTTTCTTTCCCTGCGCTGCGAATACCGAGGCACCGAGGAAGGTCTTTGGCACTCGCTGTCTCACCACCTTCGTCACGCCGTCTATCGCCTGGACGAGGAGGTGGGCCGGTGATCTACCTGCCGCAGATGTACCCGCCCTGGTACATTCCGGCTTATGCGGTGATCTACACCCTGTACTTTCTCGGCTGGATGCCGTGACATGCTAATCAAGCTGCCCGTTTTCAGCAGCGCCATCGCCGAACTGGAATGGGACGACCTCGACTTCTCGCTGTTCGTCTCGTTCCACAAGGGCGGCACCTACATCCTGCGCAAGGTGCCGCGCGAGTTGGCCGAGTCGTTCGCCGCGTCTCCCAGTCCAGGCAGCTTCTGGAATGTGTTCATGAAGGGGAGATTTTGATGCCCATCGTCCGCACCTACCAGTGCGAGGACTGCAATCACCGGCTTGAGGTCAGCCTCCAAGCCGATGACTGGGACGCGCCGCCACCTCCCTGCCCTGTGTGTGCGGCGCGGCCCATGTCGCAGGAGTTCAAGCCCTTCGCCATTGGCGGCTCAAACTCGGCCAGGGCGCAGGCGGTCACCGATGACATCCTCGCCAACGACTACCACGTCGCCGACATGCAGCGGGACAAGTACGCGACCGCGCCAACGGTGCGCTACAAGGACCAGAGCAACACCGTGCCCGCCAGCACATGGACGGCGGCGACCCAAACCCTGGAAGCGGCCATCGCCGCCGGTCGCGAGACACGGATACGCCACGGCAACGGGCTAGATGTGCTGCAAACCAACTTGAAGAATGGCGTCGAACCCGACCTGATCGCAAACTCCAAGCAGCGGGCTATCAAGGTGTGGTGATGCCGTTCATGTTTCGGGGGCGGGTGATGACGCTGGACACCGGCATGACCATGATTACGCAGATGACCATGAGGGAACTAATCGAGTACGAGAAATTCCTCTGGGGCTGGATGGGCAAGAGCCCGCCCAACGTCGTGACCGCGCTTAACGCGATTTACCGGGAGGTGGAGTGGCGTGCTCAGGATACCGCGTTCCGATAAAGAGGGCACCCTCGAAAAGTGGGTGAAGGAGGTAGCCGACGAGTGCATGGCCTCCGTCGAGGAACGCGCGCTCGTCTACACCCGCGCCGCGCAATACTACTACACCGGCACCTACGACGCCCGCGCTGCGATCTACAACAAGACCAAGCCATTCATCGACAAATTGTCCGGCTTCCTGATGCAGCCGACAGACGTGCGCTTTCAGGTCATCTTCGACACCGGCGAGGACGACAGCGTGCTCAAGCGCGCACAACTGGTGTCGGAGAAGCTGTCAGCGGATTATCGCAGCACTGACAGCGACGTTACTTTCTCCGAGGCAGTCACATGGTCCATGGTCAATGGCTGTCAACTGCTCAAGCACTTCCCACACGATGAGGGCTTCAAGCTCGCGGCGGTTCACCCACAGAATTTCGGCGTACTTGGCGAGACTATTCTGGACTTGGACGAGCAAGAGGCATTTTGCCATGTGACCTATCCTACGATGACGCGGTTGCGAGGGCTGCTCGACGACCATCCGCGCAAGAAGGAAATCCTCGCCCGCATCGAGGCCGGACGCCCGACCACCAAGGACGAGGAGCAACCGAGCTATTTTCACCAGATGGTCGTGGGCGGATTGAACCCGTTGGGGGAGCCAGGGGGCGCACCGCGCTCCGAGGCTGCGGGCATCGTAAACGTGTTCCCGGTGCCGACGCCATGGAAACCAAACCGGCGCATCAGCCCGACCGTGAAATTCTGTGAATTGTGGATTAAGGACCGCGACCGGGGCGGCGACTACACCACCATGCAGGTCGTCTACCCCGACATCATCATCGAGGGCGACCTGACCCGTCGCAATCTGTCCAAGGTCCCGGGGCGATCTTCGTTCGTCAAAATTCAGCCGCAGATCACGCCAGGATATTTCTGGGGACGGTCGTACATCTCCGATGTGCAGATGTTGCAGGACGTGCTGAATAAGCGCCTGCGCGACCTGAAAGTTCTGTGGGACCGGAACGTCAATGCCCCACAGGTGTTCTCGGGCTTCACCTCGATCACGGAGGAGCAATACTTCAAGATCATCTCCGAGGGCGGGTTCATCAACGACCCAAATCCCAACGCCAAGACCAACCCGTTGGTGCAGCCACCGCCCCCGCAGACGCTAGAGGAAATCAACTTCCTCCTCCAACTGTTCGAGGAAGCGAGTGGGTTCTCCCCGATTATGAGCGGTCAGGGCGAACCGGGTGTGCGGGCTGGCGTTCACGCTCAGACACTGGTCCGCACCTCGTCCCCGCGACTGATCGAACAAGCAGCGCGGGTAGAACGCCAGCTCGCTGAGTCCGGTTACCTCTCGCTGCGCATCATGCAGGCGATGGACCCGCGCATCTACCGCACCGACACCGGGCAAGAGTTCATCCTCAAAGAGTTCCCCGATGATTTCCAAGTGCAGGTCGATAGCCATTCCGCCTCCCCCGCCTTCGCCGAGGACAACCGGCAGGTTGCCATTGCTCTTGCTCGCGCCGGTGCCATCGACAGCGAAGACCTGATCCACATGCTGCACCCGCCGGGTGCCGAACTTCTGCTTGCCCGTCTGCGTCAACGGCAGAAGGCGCAGGCGCAAGCCGCCGCCGCCGAGAAGCAAGAGGGCTTCATCCGTGAGGTTCTCAACATGCCCGGTGGTGATCGACAGCGCCCCGGGCGTCGGCGGCGGTAGGTTGCAGAACTGCCACAGTGGGGTTAGCCTGCGCGTCCCATGGCCGATCCGCTCACCGACGATCCCGCTGCTCCCGCCGGTCCTGATCCTGACGCGGCAGGAGGAGGCGCAGCAGGCGGACCTCCGCAAGGAGGAGGGCCAATATTAGCAGCACTGTCACGTCGCCAGACTGGTCCACAGGTCAGCGCCCCCGGTCCAGGCGATCAAGCTTCGTCGATGACCATGGTTATGAACGCGCTCGCCCTGATGCAACAGGCGCTGCCAGGGTTGCAGCCGGGGAGCCCAATTCACCGCGATGCGTTGCGGGCACTGAACTCGCTGAGCAAACACGTTGGGCAAGGCGCAGCGACATCAGGGGTCCAGCAGACCCAGTTGCAAGACCTCTTGCGCAACACTGTCCGCAACGCGCTCTTGCAGAAGATCATGGGGCAGCAGTCGCAGGCGCAGCAAGGCGGTGGCGGACCCATCCCCGGCGCGCCCGCCGGGGCCATGCCGCAGGCCCCGATGCCATCGACGCCTCTGCCGGGGACGTGATATGGGGGTAATGCCCCCTCCGATGCTCAACCCTTTGGAGTTTGGATATGGCGCAAAACCGCAGCTACGACCCACCGATCAGCAGCCCGCCCGAGACGCCCCCGCGCACGATCTTGCAAGTGGACACCCAATCCGAGGTCAGCGAGTGGGGCGCGATCCCGAAGGTCGTTCCCAAGCCTGAGGGTGGTGTCCCTCTCCAGCCATCAATTATTGGGAAAACCAACAGTAACTGACCATGCCACTTCCGAAAAAGCCCAAGCCTCCAGACAGACAATGCGCCGCCTGCGGTCGCATGTACGAAGCGAGGCAGCAGTTCAAGGACAATGGTGCTTTCAACGGCTGGCACATCCCAACCGCCTACTGCACCTTCAAGTGCTACTCAGAGATGAGGGCGCGCACGGCTGTTGGCTTCGTCAACAAGCATCCGCGTAATGGATACCGGATCGTCCGCGGCAAGCGTGAGCACCGCACTGTCATGGAGGCCAAACTAGGCCGAAAGCTAGGACGGCATGAGGTGGTTCACCACATCAACCGTGATCGCACTGACAATCGCCCCGAGAACCTAGAGCTTTGGGAAAGGGGCCATCCAGCAGGCGAACGTGCTCACATTCCACACTGGCAACTACCGATAGGCTGAAGCCATGGCCAAGCGCGAAATCGAGGAAACGGAGTACCAGCACCTTAAGGCTCGGGCACAGGTCGCAGATTTCGTCGAACCGATCTACAACAACCCGAAGCTCTCCAAGCAAGCAAAGCGGCTCATCAAAGAGCAGTACCCCGACATCGAGATCGCCGATCTCGACATCGAGGACCGTTTCGAGAGACGGCTCGATGAGGAGAAGAAGGCCCGCGAGGACTCGGAGAAGAAACGCGACGACGATGCCCGCGCGAAAGAATTTAACGAACTACGCGCCAAGACCAAGAAAGACTACGGACTCACCGACGAGGGGATGCAAGACCTCGAAAAGTTCATGCTCGAACGCAACATCGGTGATTACGAGGTAGCGGCAGGCTACCGTCACTCCAAAGAACCCAAGCCAAGTGAAGCAAACGCCGACGACGGTCGCGACCACTTCTGGAACCACGCGCAGCAGGACGGCTTCGCCGAGATTTCCAAGGACCCGGAGCAATGGGGCCGCAAGGAAATTCTCAGCGCGATCCGCCGCGATCAGGCGAAGGCACGAGATCAGGGCTTCTAGGGTAGGAGGGCGATATGCCGATCCTCGGTGCGGGCATCATCCCGAGTGGCCCGATAGGGCTAGAGCTACAAGCGACAGTGCGTCGCGTCTTCGCGCAAATGGTGGTAGTTCTGCTCTATAGGCAGAACCCCCTACTGGCCCTGCTCCTCAGAAATGCCATCCGCGCATCGGGCGGTGTGTCGCCCTACACGCAACCTGTGCAGACCGGGCAGTACGTCGCCTCAAGTTGGATCGGTCCAGCGGGGCAGTTCGCATTGCCGACCGATGTGGCCGCCACCGTAAACGCCGAGTTCAATATGTGCGCGCTGGCGACACCCGTCAGCAGCCTCGGCTTAGAGCAACTCGTGACGCAAGACGCCATCGCCGTTGCATCGCGCCTCATGCTCAAGCTCAACGACATGAAGAACTCCGCGCTGGCCTCGCTCTCGGGCGCGCTGTTCGGTCCAGCGGTCACCAACGTCTTGCAGATGTTTAGCCTCAACGACGCCTATGGCGCGACCGGCGTGTACGGTGGCCTCGACCGAGGCACCTACCCAACCTGGGCGGGGCTCAACATCGGCACCGCAGGCGCGATCCTCACCCGCGCCACCATGATCCCTACCTTGCTCAAGGCGGTGAAGAAATCCGGCGGCGAGGCTCTCGATTTCGTAGTGATGAGCGTCGAGGACTGGACGACGCTGTT